ATAATATACTGATAATCAAGTATTAAGACTTAACGCTGATGTATTGGTTTGCACCAAACACTTGGATACCGCAGTATGCCATGTGGTGTACGTTCAATTCCATCTTGTCAGAAGTTGGAGTCTTAGCTAATGCACCAGTCTCCCAAACTTTAACATCTTTTCCTGCCTCTACTTCGTTAGAAACGATACGTAAAGAAGGAATCTTATCTCCGTTTGCTGCATCTCTTCCCTCTTTCATTGGGATTAAGATACCGCTGTTCTTGTAGTACTCAGTTGTTGGAGCAACACCGTATACAGCTTCAGCATTGAATGGTAAGTACTTCTTCAAATGGAATGTTGTACCGTCAATCTTCAATGAATCAAAACCGTATTTAACAGCTAATTCTTGAGAACCACCAGCATTAGCCCAAACAATAGCACCATTTTGGTACTTAGTGAATAAAGCATCATCAACTACAGTTCTTAAGTAAGAATCCATCAAGAAGTGATACTCTTGAGCACCACCATTGAAGTCAGCTAAACGAGCTAAAGCATGGAAATCATCAATTGTGAAACCGCTAGAAGAAGCATTCCACTGATAAGTTTGACCACCAGCCTCAATTTGAGGAACTAAACCTGTAGCACCAACTGTTCCAGTGATGTTATCTGTAGGCTTACCAAACATTAACTTGAATTCTTTGTTGTTCATGAAACGACGAACAGCTTCATCTAAACCTTTGTAGGTATAGTAAGCTTGGCCATCTACATTGAAATACAATTCTTCAATCTTAGCACGGTCAGTGATAGAGAAATCTTCACGGATTTCAGTTGTGTAGAAAGTTTTCTTTTCAGTTAAACCTGTTAAAGTGTTAAACTTGCTAGATGCTTCACCAGCTTCTGTGATACCACGGAATAACAAGTGAGCAGTAGAGTCAGCACCTAAGTCTACGTTTGCGTCAATTGCAGCACTTAAAGGCTTGATTGTGCAAGCAGTAGCAGAAGCTACAGCAGTGATTTTGTACTGAACGCCAGTTGCAGCATTCTCAACAACTTCACCAACACGTAATGGAGACTTACCACCATTTACAAATGCATCAGCGATTACTACATCAACTGCAACACCAGCAGCAACAGAAGCTAAAGCGCCACCGTTTAACTGTACAGCAGAATGTAATTTACCACGAGATTCAAAGTGGAAGAATTCTCTTGAAGGAACTGTAGCTTTCATTCCTAACGCCTCAAGTAATTGAGTGTAGTTTTGAGAGCCGTACTTCTCAATAAACTTATCGTAGTATTGAGGTTTTAAAATAGACAAATCAGACACGAATTGACGTGTAACTTGTCCGCTGGTAGGTTGAACGCTACCTGGTTGTAATGGAGCTGGCATAATTAAATGTTTTTATCCTTTATTAAAATTGTTATAAATTGAACATTTTGCTTACCATCGTATCATAGTCGCTTGTATCAGCCGCAGCAGCACCTCTAGGAGTGTTGCTGTAGTCAATATTTTTCATTCCCTTCAACAAGTCTGATTTCGCTTTGCTTACCGCTTGGGTAACCATAGAGTTAACAATCTTGTCTCTGTTGTTTAAGAAGTAGATGTCTTCTGCTAATTGCTTGGTATCGTACTTACCGTCCTTGTAGTAGCGAGGCCCGTAAAAAGACTCTAAATCAAAACCTTTCAAGTCATTCTGAAGTTGTGCTTTTTCCTCTACTGATAGAGAATACTTGCCGTCAAATTGAACTTCCTCGTCCTTGTAATTGACGTTAAACCCTTCAAAATTTTTCAAACCTTCGTCAATGCTATTTTCAAACATTTCCCTAGCTTGTTGATAGGCTTTTGACTGCTCTTCTTCCTGAGATTTCAAATACTGATTCACAACTTCATCCGTATTAACGACTGGTTGCGACTCTTGGAATTGACTCAAGATATCTGGAAAACTAATGTCCTCTTTCAATGTTTGCAAGTAATCTTTCGCTTCACGCACATTCTTCTTCAATTCTCTTGCAACCGCTTTTTCTTGCTTCTCAATCTCTTTCATCTTTGAAGCAATTTCTTCATCTGTCATCATAGACTTATCAAAATCCTTGTCTACGCTGTACTTAGCATCAAACTCTTCTTGAATCTCTTCTGGACTTAACTCTGGGTAGTCATAAGCTATTTTAAGCTTTAAGACATCAGATTCAGACATACTATCTAATTCAGAAAGAACTTTTTGCTCATATAATACATCAGCTACATCAGATAAGTTTCCACTTACCAAGCTGTCATATATATTCTTTGCTGATTCATTTTCCCACTCAAACTGAATTTTTTGTTCATCTTGAGTACGGTTATCAGCTTCTTCTTCAACTTCGGTGTTAGTAGCTTGAGTAGCAGCTTCAGTACTTGTAGTATCTGTAGCTTGTACTTCATCAACTTTGCTTTCTTCACCGTTTGTTGTTTCTTCGTTGTTTTGAGGCAACTCGGTTGCTTGTGTTTCCTGTTCTGGCGCAACTTCAGTATTTGAATAACTGGTTACGTCAAACGGATTTGTTTCGTTTTCTGGCATATTGGTTTGTTTTATGTTATGCAAATATATAAATTATTCAGCTTCATCCATTTGTGACTGTTCTTGCTGAGCCATTTGTTGTTGCATTGCTTCTTGTTGTGCTTGTTCTTCTTGTGCTTTTTTAGCGAAATACGCATCTACTATTGATTGAATTTCTGGAGTAAGTGGCTTACCTGTTTCAAAAGACTTCATTAAAGCATTTTGAATAAACTCCTGAGAAGAGAGTTCTTGCTTCATTGACATCTCTGCAGAGACAACAGCTATCTTAGATTGTCCTTCTAATTGTTGCAATTGAGCATCAGCCTGAGCTTTAGCTTGAATAGATTGCTGTTGAGACTGGGCATTCATTTCTGAATTCTGTCTTGCCTTTTCCATTTCTTGCTTTTGCTTATTAGACTTTGCTTTTGTAAGATACATTTCAGCAAGTTTAGTATTCTTGATACCTCTTACTTTAAATGCATCTTCAAATTCAATCATACCAGCAGATAATGCAGTTTGAATCATACCTTCTAAGAATTGTCTTTCTTTCTCATCTGGCATTATTTCAATCTTAACATCAAATGTTTTACCGCTAACTTTTTCTGGATTTAAGTATTCAGAATATTGCTTACCTCCGTATATAACAGAATCATACAATAACAATGAAATCTTAAATGCAGTTTGTTGATATAAACTTAAGTAAGCGTCATATATAAAATCAGTAGCATTATTAGATGCTTGAATTTGAGCTTGTTGTACGCCTAATCCTAATTTTGGATTTACTCCAGAACCTTCTCTATATTCATTTACTCCAATCTCATCACGTAGTCTTTCTAGATAGTGGTTATAAACCATTATCAATTGCTGAATCTGACTTACGCTTCCAGAGTTAGGTGCTTCTTGAATAGGAACAGCATTTGAACTATCTCCATCTTCAGTTCTTCTCTTATAGTAGATATTACCAGTTTGGTCATATACAGCTTGCAACTCCAATGGAGTTAACGCTTTAGCCTGACCAATGTTAATATCCGATAATGAATCAATATCTATAATTAAACCTGAAGGTCTAAGTTTTGCAATTAACTGCTGAATCTTTAAATGCGCTAATGTCATCTGACGAATAGAAGTTTCCATTCTTTCAGGTATAGCCATATTCTCTAAGTCAAGATTCTCGTGCATATAAACACTATAACTAAAGAATGCATCAGCCATTTCTTTTGTAGTAGAAGGCTTAATCATATTCTTAGCCACACCCCACTCAAGCATCTCGTCTGTATTTAGCACATAAACACCTCTGTATATCACAAACATGTCTTTGCTAATAATTTCTTTGTTATCTCCAAGTACCTCTGGCATCTTAGTCTTTCTTTCTACAGAAGTAAGATTACCAAATTTATTAGTCTTGGCTTGATACATCATAGTATCAATTGTCTTGATTTCATAATCTAAAACATCAATAGTCCAATCATCATAAGGTCTGTCTATAGAATACTTAAATCTATCGTCCCATTTAATTGTTTGATTGTACTGCTTAGCTTGCTTAGAAAGTTGAAATATTTTTTCTTCATCCAAATTAGGATACATATTTCTAATATCTATAAGCTTCATTGAAACAACTTCACCTATAAAAGAAACATCCCTAAAATCATCATATTGAGAGAATCCATAAAAGCTATTCTCTGGAACTACTCTTCTTACAGCAATCTTTCCGTTACTATTAACAGATACCTTAGTAGCACCTAATCCAGTTTCTGCTATATCTTCCAAAAGTTTACGTTTGATAACAGGCCATCCATTCTCGTAAAATACGAAATCACAACCTTTCTCAAATAAAATCTCTTCTGGTAATTGGTATTCTAATCCAAAGTATAATTCTAGTTCATCATAATCGCCAGGTGTAAATTGACCTTCAGCCATTAACTTAGTTCCAGTCTGTTGCTCAATTTGTCTTACTTCGTCTCCGAAGTTCATTCTAAACTCAGCTTCATCTCTATCGTACTTTTTACGATTTACAGACACTGGGTCAATAGCTGATGCTTTTACTTTCTCATCTCTTTTCATGAAGCCACCTATAATGACTTGCATGAATTTAGGAGCAATAGCAGGAGCTTTCATGTCTAAGTTAACAAACGCTTCTTTACCGTCTACATTAAGCAGGTCAAGGAATTCAGCCATTGGCTGTTTACCTCTTGCAAACTTTCTGTTCTTCTCAAACTTTTTATTTCTTGTTGAGAAGTATCCAGCATTATACGCTTTTTGTAAGAACTTAGATATTTTAAGTCCTTCTTTTACATCTCTTTTCAGCTTAGTATTACCAAGGTGAAAATTTAATATTTCTTTATTTTCGCTCATAATTATAGCAAAAGTACAAAATTAGATTACACACCTAACTTATACGTTTTTAAAGGTAATGAAACTAGCTTTTGTTCAGGCTTGTCGCTCTCCAAAGATACGCCAGAAAGTAGACTAATCATAAAAGCTACAGTTCGGTCAAAAGGAGTACGATGCTCATGGTCATAAGCAAGTAATTCTTCTAATAAATCATAGAAGTATATTTTCTCACAATGGCTTTCAACATAAGCTATACAAGTGTCTAACTGCCTAGCTAAAGCAAAAGCATCTCCAGATGCAACGCCATACTTTACATTTCCTTGTCTCCTTTTATGCCTATCAACAGCTACTTGAGGTGTTCTTAAAAGGTATCCTTTGAAGCCTTTATTCTGGAAATAGTCAACAAAGTCATCACCAACGTCATTCTCATAACAAGCCTTGTATCCGTAAAACACAGAAGCTTTTAGCATCTCATCGTGAAATAAACTCTTAAGCCTAGGTCTTCCAACATATTCTGCCACAGGCATACCTGTATTTGCTGGGTCTTTTATATTAAGCATCTCAAATACATAGCAAGTGCCCATAGAGCCCTTACCACTAATAACAGAAGATTTGAATGGGTCAATACCGCTAGAGTATATATGGTTGTTTCCTGGCATTTTAACGCCATTTACTTCAATAGACTTATTTTTTAAGTCATCAGCAGGGAATTTATGTATAAGCCAACTACCCTCCTTATCATCAGCCCAATCTACAGTTCTATTGTCTTTCCAGAAAAGCCTTACTCTTCTCATTGGCACTTTCTCTTCTTTAAGAAAATCTATCTGATTATATATCTTTTCAGCATTGAAATAGCATTTTTTAGAATCAATCATGAAAGCCTCGTTTTCGTCAAATGGATTCATACGAACCTCTTCCGATAACTGTTGCTTGTCTGTAATTAACTTCCTTTGGTTGATAAGGTAATCCTTGCTACCCATTTCAATCTTAATGCCGAATTTCTCGTATATAAACTTCTTTTGTTTTTCAGTAGGTGCATCTATAATAGATTTACCATACTCATCTATGAAACCCTCGTACCCATCATAAGCAGGGCAGAAATATCTATATAGTCCAGATGCTGTCATTGGCGTTTCAAAATGATTTGATGAGTCGTAAAGATTTTTATACGGCTCACCACCTGACTTGGCATCATTGGCTGTAGATGGTATTAAGCAGAATCCTACCTTGATAGCACCACGACCCATTGTCTTTTTAACAATAGGCCAGTATTGGTTAACAGATACATCTTTAGGCCACTTACCAGCCTCGTCCATTAATAGAGCGGTTACACGCCCAGAATCATACGAGTTAAGGGCAGTATTCTTAAAATTAATCTTTGACTCAAGGCCAATGTCATCATCAAATATCTTTCCCTTCTCTCTGCTCTTAGCTTTCTTTTTATCTTTCTTTTTCTTAAATACAAGTTCTGTCTTAGTCTCTTCATCTTCTGCTCTTGGTTTTAGGAATATAGGAAGATTCCTATATCCATTCATTACCATATATACGAATGCATCACTAGCATCCTTTCCTGTTTTTGATATAATACCACAAAATGATTTACGCTTAGTTATTGATTTCCATACTAGATATGCAGTAGCCTGTGATGTAGCACCCTCACGACGCTTCTTAATTCTAACTATACCAAAACAGTATGGTAATGATTCTGCATGTTCTTGGAAATAAAAATATCTTCTATCTACATCTCTATAGTCTGGATTAGTACCATCCTCTAATGTCCAATAGTTTAGGTAGAAATAATGTAGCCCATTTAAATAGGTAGGCTCTCCATCATTGTAATACCAGTAACCTTTATTAATCCTAGTCCATTCTTGTATAACAAAATCCTTTTGCTCATCCGAGTATATCGGATTGCCATCTTCATCAAATTCAAGCTCATCAAAGTATTCTGGTATTTCTATCTTGTAGAACTTTTGGTCATCCTTGTCTAACTCAAAGTTTTCTATTAGAGAACTTTTTGGCATTTCAGGAAGTTTATATTTTATACCATATACTTCTACTATATTACTCATTAAAG